GCCTTTTGGGGGCTCTCGACTCTCGATGCTGTGGATCTTCGTGATCGCAGCTAGGAGGGACCTAACATGTTGCCTTTATCTAGGATTCGGACTCGTAGTGATGTGCGAGAGCACATCAATACGTATGACTATGGTGGAGTTATCTACCAGCTTCATACGTGGCCTACGTTTACTTCTTACCAGAGGATGGAAGATAGTAAGAATACGCGTAACAGTAGTGGGCTTTACGCACCCGCTGCTGTTAAGCATATTAGTCTAAACGCCAAAACTGGCGCAATGAGTCCTTGGTGGCATGATCAGAGTCACTTAGTGACTCCGATCAATACACCACCGCGGCTAGATGCCGCGGAGATGGCGAACATGTTTCCCGAATTGGACGGTGGGATCGTTTCAGCGCTGGCTGGCGAAGCTTTTACCGCTTTTGCTGACCAGTTTCCTTCACAAACTAGCATTGCTAACTTTGTGTTTGAGTTGAGGGAAATCGCGAGTTTGCTACCGCGACTTGCCTCATCGCTGTCACGAACGATCGCTAGTGGTTACTTGAACCTTGAATTTGGGTGGAAACCCCTAATCAAGGATATCAAGACCCTAGCCCTTACCTGTAGTCGCGTAGAAGACAGGCTTGCCTGGCTTCGAAAGCACTACGGTAAATGGGTAGACCTTGGTTTCTACCGAAAGAACATCCAAGAAATTGGCTCTGTTCAATGGGCAGTCTCCTCGGCTTACTCATGGGCTTGGGACTACAAGATCGTGGACTACTCTTCAGAGTTTCGAGCGCGTGGCTATTTGCTTCAGCGCTTGAGAGATCTGGATAGTACTCTTACCCTAGTCCGCGCCTTTATGAGTGCGCTCGGCCTTAACAATCCTCTCAAAGTTGTATGGAATGCTCTTCCGTACAGCTTTGTGATTGATTGGTTTGGCAAAGTTTCGACGCACTTAGATCGTCTTGGCAAAGTGCAGGATGTATCCTCACAATGGCAAGTCGAACGAACATGTATGAGTTACACTCAGACATGTAAGTTCGAGGTTCGATCTGTTAATTTGTCCTGGGATGGTAGTGTGGTTAATCCCACACAACTACTTGGGACAGTTAACTTAAGGCGATATATCCGGGTCCCTGGTCTTCCGGTCAGTTTAGACATTTTCAGTCTAAACAACCTTAATCCCAAACAGCTGGCGCTAACCATGGCCTTATTAGCAAAATGAGGCCTGTGGCGCAAAGGAGTCTTCCATGTTCACTGGTACACTTACCTTCGATGACGCGAGCGGCGATGACCAAGTGTTTGCCCTGGTAAACCAGGACGGCACAGGTTCTCGCCGGCTCAACATCGCGTCGACGTTATCTGAACCTATCTTGATGTCTATCAAGCATTCAAGTTCAGGAACGGGTGCGTCGGCGGTTGATCGTCACCTCGTGCAGTTTTCGAACGTGCAGGAGGCGACCTCGGGCCCGAAGACAGCGATAGTGAATTTCACTATTTCTGCTCCTCGGGATTCGAGCATCTCATCATTGATGATAGAAGATCTGGTTGCTAACCTGATCGACTTTCTGACGGATGGTGCTCTCGCGACCCCTATGGGGACGACAGCTTTAACTCAGCTCCTTCGTGGAGAGAGTTAATGCTGTAAGGTGGAGTGTCGAGGTGAACATGGTTGGCCTTGGACATGGGAGCATTATGCCCCTTGTGAAAAGCCAAGTCGAGTTTTATCTCGAGACTTTGCTCCAGCTGATCCGTTGCGATCCGCTCTGTTCCACATCATCGAAATCCCTCCGCCGCGATGTTGAGACTGTGAAGTCTCGAGTCGCAGCTGAGGGGCTCTCTTTCCTAACCAAAACCTTACCAAAACTTGGTAAGGCGTTGGATCTGGGACTGAGTAGTTCTCTCTTCTCGATTCCAAGGGAGTTTAAAAGCTCCCATACGAATCGTAGTATACCTGCTTTCATGCAGGCGTACTTCAAGAGAGTATTCGATGAAAATGGGGTCCTCCTGGACGGGGCAAGCACTGAGGCAGTGAAACATCTGCGTCAGTGCTTGTTCTTCTGGTATAAGCTTGAGCTTCCGTATCAGCCAGGTGATAAGATGCGAGTAATCGCCTCCTTCATCCAGACTGAGTCGGAGCTTGAGCTCGCGAGCGACACTGAGTCCGACGCGATCATCGCGGCGGCGTCCTATGTTACTCGTGATGTCTTCGCGGGTTTTGACCCGAAAGACATTATCCCAAGACATGGTCCAGGAGCGGTGGCCACTGGTGAACGCCTCGATAGTAAGTGGGATTTCTCCCGCCTCTATAGTGGCATTCATCAAGTGTACCCCTACTACGAATATTTCGTTGTAGGGGGTAGTCGTGAACTCATAGATCGATTGGACTGGTACAAAAGCTTGACCAGGCTTGATCAGGGCCTGGCTAAGGTTGTACTCGTCCCAAAAGATTCGCGCGGTCCGCGTCTGATCTCCTGCGAGCCACTGGAATTCCAGTGGATCCAACAGGGGCTCGGACGGAAGTTGATGTCCCATTTGGAATCCTTTTGGATGACGAAGGGGAACATCAATTTCACTAATCAATCAGTCAATCAAGAATTAGCAAAAGAGAGTTCTCTCTCCGATGCTTATTCAACAATTGATCTGAAAGATGCGTCGGATAGGGTGTCAACAGAGCTCGTAAGTCGAGTGTTTTCACAAACACCCGGTCTTCTCGGTGCTTTGTTGGCATGCCGCACGAGCGCTACTACGCTTCCGGATGGAAGTGTTCAAGGCCTTAAGAAGTATGCTCCGATGGGTTCAGCTTTATGCTTTCCTGTCGAAGCTTACATCTTTTGGGTCCTTATAGTAGCGACTATGGCCAGGGAGCTACGACTACCACCGAGGTTAGTCGGAAAGCGTGTGTTCGTCTACGGGGATGACATCATTATCCCACGAGACTGGGCACACGTGAGCATACAGACATTGGAAAGGTTCGCCCTAAAGGTGAATACCTCCAAATGCTGTATCACAGGTCCTTTTCGAGAATCGTGTGGCTTTGACGCTTTTAAAGGCGAAAAGGTCACTCCGATTCGAGGAAAGAAACTGTGGACGGGCCGTCGCTCTGATGGGGCTGCCTACGCATCTTATATCTCGATCATGAATTCCCTCCATGAATCGGGATATGAGAGTGCAAGTTTGTATTTAAGGAAGAGAATTGAAGAAGTTTATGGGTTAATACCCCATGGAACTTCTTTCAGTTCATTCCCTTGCGTACAAGTCACCTCTCCTGAGGAGGCAGAAGAATTCAATCTTCTGCATTTCAAGAGTAGGGTGAGCAGCCGTTACCAACGTGTCGAGTTTCAACTTCTGACTTTAAAGAGTCGGAGGTTGGTTTCCAAACTCGATGGTTGGCCTCGAATGTTGCGCGACGTTGTGTCGCCATCATACGATGACCCACAGGCCATCGTTCTTCCTCGCTCGATGTCAATAAAGCGGGGGTGGGCTTCAGTCTACTGATCTATAG